TTGACGCATCATACACCAACTTGTTACGATAACGATTCATCACATCTTTAAGATATTGCTCTGCTTTTATCTTGGGTAAATTGCCAACATCAATATAGAAAATTCTACGCTCTGGTGCTCTTGAAATACGATAGATAACCAAAGAGTCTTCAACCATTCTTAATTGATTGACTGGTTTAATTGCTTTATGTAGATACGATAAAACTCTACCAGAGTTTCCATCAATTAAACCAGAGGGAACATAAGTTATAGAGTCTCCTGATATCCTAATTCCTTGATTAGGCCCATGAAGTCCACTGGCAGCTTGTTCAATACCCTTATCATTATACATGTAGAATTCTTCAATTTTTTTAACTTTTTCTACACCAGTTTTTTGGTCCAAATCTTTTTGAACTTGTCTAACTTTTTTAATTTTAGTTGGGTCAATATATCGAAGCTCTACTATACCGTTTTTAGGATTTTTAGTATTAATAATTTTGTGAAAATAAATTCTGCCATCTACATACCATCTGCGAAAAAGGTCATGGCCCTTTTCTTCAAATTTTAGAAGTCTTAAAACCTCTTCAAATTCTTCTCTGATTTTTCTTTTAATTCTGTCTGGGTAAGGTAGATTGTCTAAGACAACTTGAACGGATATATCACTTTCGTTGGATACAATACCTTCATTAACGATATCCTCAATCGCAGTGTCACATTCCGATTGTTGTGCTATATCACGATATCGTCTGATTAAATCAATATCAGCTCTATCTCGACCATCAGTGTCAAGAATAGAGCTATAAAACCCGCCGCCTGGAATTTCAAGCGTACCGTCATCAGAGGAAGGACTTGTAAAAGATACAACGTCCTCCTCATCATTTTTTCTACTGATTTTGAATCCAAAAAGTTCAGCCATAATAACTCCTACTAATTCTTATATTTAGTAGGGGATGAATTAGAAGTTTACGCCAGAAGCTTCAAAATGCTGATATCTCCAAGTAACTTCAAATTCCTCAATCGCATCTGCTTGATCAGATGTTAGTTCGATTGCTGCAAGAGATGTTGGCCATGCATTTCTAAAGATGTAAGTTTTAAGAATTGTATCATCTCTATCTAATTGTTCTACTTGTAAATCAGTTTGATAATCTGCAAGAGCCTGTACTCCAGTGCCCTCGGCAAGATCATTAATACCGTTCATCCACAATTCCATAGCATTACGGATCATGAAATCTGTGTCATTCATGAATGTCACTGTCCAAGCATCATCAAAGCTTCTATCCCCAGCAATATAAATTTGTCTTCCTCTAAATGGAATTGCAATTTCTGCTAAAGTCTGTGCTGGAAGATTGGATGCTCTTGCAAGAAACGAAGCTCTACGAACATCTAATCCAATTGCAATTCCAGCTGGTGGAGTGATAGTAACTCTGAATTGGTTTGCACGAGCCCCTCCACCAAGTAAATTTGCTTTAAAATCGTCTATTTGTGCCATGTGAAGTTACTCCTTAAAATTGTCCTACTACTTCACTGAACTCTACACCAGTACGAACCGCAACAAAGTTCAGAGTTATAAAGTTAATTGATCTAGCCGGTTTAACATAAATATCACCAATAAATTCATTTCGGTCTATAACTTCACCCGTATTGTTTGTATCATCACAAACTACTTTAAAGTCAAAAATACCTCTGCGTCCTTGAACATCTCTCAAGAAAGGTTCAATAAGATTTCTGAACTGAGCCCTTGTGAATTCATCGTTGAATTCAAAGAGAGAAAACTTAGCCGCAGTAGAAATGGCTTTCTCAAGAACCAAGAACAACCTTCTTACATTAATTCGGTCAAATGCACTTGGTTTGGAAAGAGCAGTTTTATCACCGAAGAGAACCACACCTTGGCCGGGGAAGTCAACCACTGGATTAATTCTTGCCCGATAAAGTCTATCCCTTTCAGACTTTTTCGGATTATACGACATTTTGATAGCACCTCTCACATTACCTCTGTTAAATCCGCCTGGCGAGAACCAAGCATCTGCAACATTATCAGTGTAAGCGCAAAGACCAGCAGTGTCACCATTCATTGGTACAAAACGGAAAACGTCATTATACTTGTCATACATTTGTTTATAACCACTATCAAAAACAACATATGATGAAGATGGGCAAAGGTCAAATGCCTCTACAACATTATCTGTAGCAGTTGTTGAACTCGAAACTCCTACAGTTGCAGAACGATATGGTGATACAAAAGCAACACAGTCTTTTCTCGTATCAACAAGAGCAGTTAACATGGTAACATGCGTGTCTTGTGTGGTTGAAGTATCACCAGAACCACCACCTCGACCACCGAGAACAAGATTAACATCAATTGATTCTGTATCTTCAAACTTATCATAAGCTAATTCAAGTTCTCCAGCAGTTACAGCGTAATCATCTGTGCCATTTTTGAGATTTGATGTTGTTGGTGTATCAAGAGCAGCATATGAAGTACCGCCTGCTTCAACTTCTATATTGCTGTTTTCGTTACTACGACCACTATCTGTACCATCAAGAACGATATTGTCTCCAGCATTTGTACCGGAGCCATCAGTACCGCCATCTTCCATGACAATCTGACTTGTCTCTCCAGTAAAATCTGTACCCCAGTTTGAACCAGCCGTGTTATGATCCATCCAATAGACATAAGCAGAAGTTCTGAAAATTTTATCTGCATAATAAATTCTGTCGCCTTGAGGTGATTTTGCTTCTGGATTTTTAGAAAGATTTGCATATGTTTCTAAAACACCGTTAGTTCTATTACCATTACTCTCTACCGCAAAACCACCAATTTCTCCGAGTTGGTCATATACCACAACATGAATTTCATCTTGGGTTCCTCTATTATTTTGAGTAGCCCAATCTGAAGTGCCTGGAGCGCCATCAAACAAATCATAAAATCTCCAACGGCGCCGGATATTTGTAGCAGTAGCAATCGTACTTTGAAGTCCACGACCTTGTGGGTCATCCTTTAACTTAATCGTTATAGTGGATGCATCAGCAGCAGTTACTTGATACTCAAACCCTTGTGATTCCCCAAAGTTAACAATATCATGAACAGTAAAAGCTGTACCGTCTGTTACACTAATTTCCGTTTGACCAGCAGCTTCTTCAGCACTTGTCGTGGTAACAGCAGTCTCTTCATATGCAGTTGAATTAGCACAAATTGAAACACCTACTGAATTACCATGTATTCCAGCAGTTCTTGCAGCCCATTCACCGACAGAACCTTGGCCAGAAGAAAAGGAATCTTCGTAATGATCATCATCACGAATAATGATTGATGTTCCAGATGCACAAGCATTTGTAATACCAGATTCAGCACGAACCACTTTTAACTGATCTGAATACTGAAGAAAATTAGTAGCAGTAAAGAATGTCTCAAACTGATTTGAACTATTTTTGGGTTTACCAAAAATCTTTACTAAATCTTCCTCGGAACCAAGAGTTACGATAGAACTTACTGGACCTTTCTCGAAAGCACCAGCTATAGCACCAATCGTTGTTGGCACTGATGGAACAATTGTTGTAAGATCAATTTCTCTTACATGAACGCCGGGAGATTTTAAAAAACTCATCTCTTTACTCCTTTGCCGAAGTCTTGTTGTATTTTAGAATATTTATAATATTTAATTTCCTAAAACTGTCCTTTTATAAGTGTTATAACTTATAAATATTATCATGAATGAACACTATCAAAAATATAAAGAGACTATAAAAAAAGTAGCTCGCAGAAACTATCGCAAAAGAATTGTTTTATTAAATGATTTTTTGGCAGATAAATCCTGTGTTCATTGTGGTGAAAGTGAAACTATTTGTTTAAAATTCCATCCCCATGATTCTGAAATCCGTAAATTAACAAAAAGAGTGGGCACTAATAATGAAAGTAGAAAAGAAATATTTCACTTGATAGACCAATCAAAAATTTTGTGTTCAAACTGTTTTATCAAAGTTGACAATGACTTAATCGAATTTATTTAGGGTTTTACCAATTTGTATTATAATCCCTAACTACAGTTGTCCACCTAGTTCCATACTCATCAACTTCATCATCAAAAGGATCGTCAATACCATTCACTATAAATCCAAATGGAGCCATATCCTGTTCTAATGCGTCTTGTTGTTCTTTCATCATAGTCATTCGTATATCATTATCAGTGAGCTCCTTAAAATAAGTCTGGTCAGTCGCCCAACCAAATATAAACATACAAGCAACTAAATCGTCATTACAACCGTCATCGGCTGAATATGATGAACCCTTGATTATAAAAGTGGATAGTTCATTTACACAATCATAATCTTCTATAATAAGTTTATTATCTTCTATGAGTTGTTTTAAATTTGAACATCCAACCTTTTTCACAGCTTTTGTTGTTCTTACTCCTAACTGTGCTCTGCCTCCAGAAAAGCCCGCTCCAAGTATCTGTCCTGCTCTACCACGCATGGAAGCCATAACTAGGTTCTCATACTCCAAATCAAACTGTAAAGTATTTGCGACCTGTTCACCGATATCATTTACTTCAATCATTACATATGCATTATTATATGCCTTTGCAACCTCATGTATTTTAGTTGGGAACAATAAAGGTTTAATTTCATTATCTCTAAATTTAGCAACAACTCTATATGGAATTTCTGTAACATCAAATACCACAAACGCTGAATAATCATTTGCAGTTCCCCTAGACACATCAGCAGTCAACATGTAAATACGATCTTTTTCTGGTCTATGATGTATATCTAATTTAGAATGAGATTGTATAGGATTTTTATAAACTAAAGATTTTAATCTATTCGGACTAATTAACGTATCAATAGAACCCAAAAACTCACATTCAAACTCTGAATTAAATTGTGATTCAGATGTATTTCTTATAGTCTCTTCTTTCCACACCTCATCACGGCCAGGAACTTCACTCCAATGAACTTCTACTGGAATATAATCATTTCGTTTTTCCTGTGCATCTACCCATATCTTGTAGAACATATTCATACCATGAGGAGTTGATACAATAATAACTTTTGTATTGTGGCCAGATGTAATTGTTGGGTAAACAGAAGCAAAGAATTGTTCTGCGACATTTGAAGGAACGAAAGCAAACTCATCTAAGAAAATGATGTTATATGAACCTCCTCGAATTGCACTTGAAGATGTAGCAGCAGCTATAATTTTACTACCATTCTCTAACTCTATGTTACCTTTGTTCCAAGCTACAATTCCCTGTTGCATCCATTTGGGGAGGTTTTCATATGCAAGTTGTAGTCTACTTAAAATATCTCTTGCAGTTGTTGATTTGTTTGCAAGAACAGCAATGTTAACATTTTGGTTGAACAACGCATAATGTAAAAGATAACTAATAATGGTGGTTGATTTACCAGACTGTCTAGGTAATTTAAAAATAGAAAACCTATTATCGTGCATGGTTTCCACCATACCCATTTGAAAGTCATACATTTTAAATGGAACAAGGCCCTCATCTAATGAGACAATTTGCACATAATTTTCAATGAAATGCAAAGGGTCTTTAGCACACTTATGGTATTCTTTAATGTCTTCTTTTGTAAATTCTACAACAGTATTTGCTTTTTTTAAATTTGGATTGCCGAGATATTGATTTTGATCAGCCATGTTACTTCTCTTTTAACATTTTCTGCAACTCAGCAGTACTCCCTACAAATAAAGCATTTGTCACATTTTTAGGTGCGTTACTTGGAACCTCTTTTAGTTTTTTCATTTTCTCTTGAAGGTCGCCAAGTTTTTCAGTAACCTCTGCCACTTGCTTGATAAGATTTCCAGCAACCTCATATGCTCTGGGGTGGTCTGATTCTTTTGCGAGTTCCAAAATTCCTTCCACTGCATCCGTTCCTCTTTCGACCAAATTGTAGAAGTTTTGTCGTTGGTATTCATAATCTCTCTCCGCATCATTCATATCACCCCAATCTTGTTGGCCCATAATTTCACCTTTAGATGATTCTGTTGGACATTGGCCAGAATCAACTAAATCTTGAGCAGGGGTTTTGAATGGAGTTACAATTCCTAAAGCTTCATCAATAACTTTGTCAGACATGTTTATCCTTCATCCTCTCCAGTTACAGGATTGAAGTCTTTTGCATCTGTAAAGAATGATGATGTTTCATTAAAACCAAAATCATCATCGGCATCTGCACCGAATGGTTTTGGTGTGACAGTGTATCTTTGTTCTCGTTTAGGTGATTGATCTGGCATATCACTATATTGATCAACTTGAGCGGTTTTTATGACGCTACTGGAAGTAACAGGGCCATACAAGTAAAATTTACATGTAAAGTTCATGGTATATATTAACGCTCTTCGTTGTTCAAACTCTCCCTCATAATTATCTTCGTAAGCTATACTATTTAAAACAATGGGAACATCTCTTTTAATTCCCATATCTGCCATATCATTAATAGTGATAGTATAATCTGGTTGAAAGTAAGGTAAAATTTGTTCAACAATCTGTAATGCATCATCCGATTGTTTTGCCAAAATATACAGAACAACTTCCAAATTATATGGCACGGGCATAAATTGAGTATCTAACTGTCTACTCGTACTACCCTTTACTTTTTTAAACTTTTGAACACGACTTAATTTACGGGTGGAATCATAAGAAAGATTTTGAATTTCAAAACCAATTCTAGGAAGTGTAATTGCAACTTTGCTAGCTATATCAGCATCAGCTCTAAGACGAACTAAAAACTTTTCTCTTGGACCATAGGCAAGTGGAACCTTCATCGATTGAGAAACATTACCCGAACTGTCTTTTCGGACTAAGTGAACATTATTAAATGTTGTGCCGAATCCTACAATTATTTTTCGGATTGTTTCATGGTAAAATTGTTGTCCTAACATTATGAATTATCCTCCTACATCACCAAATGGATTTGACTCCGAGAAATCTAATATAGAGTTTGCGGCCGTAGACGATATCGAACCATCTTCCGATTCAAACAATTCGTTCTGAGCCATGGTATCTACATTATCAGATGAAGTACTTCCATCTCCAATTATATATGTCTCTTGTATCAAGTATTCTCCCGACTCTGTAACAAGAACACCAGCAGAAGTAGTCATATCGCTCGTTTCTAGTGCAACAACATCATCCCCAGCAGTATCGTGAATAATTCTACCGAACTCATTTTCTAAGTTCAATGCATCAATGGTTGCAGTTTCCATCTCCAGAGTAAACTGATTAGCCATCGTGTCAGTTGATAAACTATCTTCAATCGCATCAATTGCACTAACATCAGTATCAAGAACTTCAGAACTATAATCGAACAACCGACAACGTAATTTGTAAACTGGGTTATTATCAAGTTGGAAATATGGCTCATCATGGTCAACAAAGTTGATTTGAAAAATCTTTGATAATATTGGATGATAAATTAAATCACCTTCTAGTGGTCTATCTGAATCTGTAGATGAAGCTTCTGAAATAATATAACCACTTTCAAATGAAGCAGATGCCTCAACTGTTCCACTATCAAGTGTTCCATCCTCCAATAAGATAGAACCGCTAAGAGTATCAGTTCCAGCTTCTATGGTAATTTGTTTTGTGAGGTCTTGAAATCTTTTCTTTGCAACTACAAATGTAGCTTCACTTAAATTCTGTAAACCAAATTGACCCATCAATTCTTTTTCACCAGCAAAACCACCTTCACTATCCTCCATATACATTTCAATTTTGGCTTGTGTGGTGAACTTAGAAAGACTATCTGTTCCAAGAATTGAATCTTCATTAACTAGCGTTCTATCCAAATAGTGGACATCATGTCCATATATCTGAATAGACTCAATAACCAAATCTCTATATAAATTCTGCTCAGTTGATATCGCTGCAGTATTGCTAGTATGGAATATTGAATTGACTGCCATGGTTTATCCTATCATGTAATTTACTGGCAATTCATAAGCTAACTGTATCTGTTCCTCTAGTTTAGTTAATTCTTCTTGCGCTTGAGTGAATAAGACTTCACCATTCATGGTTACACCACCCAACATTGTAACGCCATTAAACTTACTAAGGTTTGCGCCCCATTGTCTTTTAAGTAATGCAGTTGCGTATCTTTTTAAATAAACATCATCATATATATCTGTGTACGATGTTGGGTCAAGTTTTCTGTAACATTCAATTATAATATAATCCTCATCAGCAGTTACATCATTTGCCCAATCCATATCAATATATAAACGATTTTGGTGCTGATTGAATCTTAATGGTGTTTCACCAACTAATATATGTTCCAAATAATCTAAATGCTTCATAGTCATATCATAATGTAAGACAGAAGTAGAAGAAAAATCATATAAGTCGTTTAGACGTAGTTGGTAACGTACATCAAACATATTTGATGTTGAACCTTCATTAAAGGGGAAAACTTGAACCACTGACAATATTGTATCGGGAACAGGAATCCAATTCTTACCTTCTTTCCAATCAGCAGTTATAGTACCATCAAGTTTATCCGTAGCAGTTACCGTAGTATCAGAACGAGCTCGAGTTACATCATCACTTGAAATCAAATGTTTTAGATACATTCTTTCTACACCATCATAATGATACTGTGAAAAATATTGAAGAGCTTCATCTATTCTGTCATCTGCTTGGTCATCTGACACATTAATATCAATAACTCCAAAACCAAGTGCCCTTAGACAATAACTTTTAAATGTAGCTTTTGTTGTTGGTACAGCCATTACTTATCTACCAATTGTTGTAAGAGGTGTTTTATTTCATGCATCTCACATTTCAAAGTATTTATCTCTCTAGTTGCGTTTCTAATTGAGTCCCTCTGTTCTTCTTCCTCTATCAATTTTCTCTTTGCATCCTCTGACCTCTTCTTGGCCATCTCATATGCACTTCTATTACGATTGACTATAGCAGTAGAGTTCATATCTCTTACTAAATCTAACTCACCTTCAACCTTTCTATAATTATCTCTCATTATGTTGCCAGTGCAATTGCTCGTAAATCTTTAAGTCTTGGTGGTGCAGACATATTAGTTCCCTGCATCACAATTTTGATGGAGAAGGAAATAAACTCATCTAGCGAATCACCAATACCATCATCCGTAACACCGGCACTAAATACATATTCTTGGAAATCATCTCTGTCCAAAGATGGATTAACAAAAGAATCTGCGCTCCCATCAGTATTAAAGAATTGATAATCTAAATCATCAAAATCAACCGAGTCTTGAGCACCCAATGTCTTAAACAGAACCTTAATTTCAGAGGTTGATGGCCTATGAGAGGTTAAAAGAACTTTTAGAGCTGTTGCTGGATTTTCCAATATAACCTTTTTAGTTACATAAATCGCAGCATTATTATCACCCTCTGGTTCTGTCGATGCAACGAATGTCAGATTTGATGCAAGGTCAGAAGATGAATCAATGTTATTCAACCTATTAGCAACGGAAACCCACGAACATCTTTGCAAATCAAGAACTGGTGAAAGATTGGCTCTATCAGTGGCTAAAGTTAAAGTTTGCGTATATGACTTAGCACCACTCATTTCATTTGTTTCATTTATCTCTGATGCAATCATAAATGTATCATCAAA